AAAGCCCGATTGTGCCTTGGGAGCAGGGGCTTTGCCGGGGGCAGCGGATGGTGCGGGTGCTGGGGCGTTAGTGGCAGCGTAACTCAAATCCGGCGTAACACCCGTATCCACCACGAACTCACCGTTGACAAAATTGCCAACATTGCCTGCGTTGTCTACGATCTGGCCGCGTTCATTCACCATGAAGTCCTGCTCCAGATTGCCAATCGGAAGTCCAGCATTGACCGCTGCCATGTCCCATTCTGGGATGCCAGATGCGATGTTTTCGCCAAGGAACCAGTCACTAGGCGGGGGTGGTGCTGGATACCGGCCAAGCAGACTTTGCAGTTCTCGATCCACTTCAGCATCGTCAAGGTACTCCGTAGGCATGAAGCCTGGGCCACCCGGTTCAAAGAAGCCTTCCGTGATCTCATTCCCGGTGGTTCCGGGCATAGCAGGGCCGGGAGCATAAGAAGTGCCAATTTTAACGATGTCTGATAGGCTCAGGTCGCCGCCTTGCAACAACTTTGATGCAATGTTTGTGGCTACTTGACTCTGCGGGGGTGTCAAACCAAGTTCGTTGCCCACCTGTGAACCCACGGCCCCCGTCACAGCGCCCGTCAACAGGTTGCTGGCGTCACCAGACATCAGCGCACCCGGTACACCCTTTACCGCACCGGAAACGATATCGCTAAGAAACTTGCTGTCCGTAGTGTTCAGTACGTCTGCACCGATAGAACTGGCGATGGGGTTTACAACAGAGCCAATACCTCCAGTGACTGCGCCGCGCAACGCGGATTCAAGGAAGTCTCCACCGCTTAAAGAGCCCAGACCGCCCTGAACTAAAGCATTTGCTGCGATAGTACCTACAGCGCCTCCTCCCAAAGCAGCAGATAGCCCGCCAGTTAAAGGCGCAGCAAGAACACCAAGCACAGGCGCTATACCCTGTAAAAACGATGTTCCCTCAGTGTTTAGCTTGTACGTGCCTTGTGGTGTTACGGCTACTTGGTAATTGTTATGCGTGCTAGGGTTGTACAGGAAGTTGTAGCCAAGCGCTTTTTGACGTTCTACTTCTTGTCGAGCTTTTTCCGTGAGAACTTCACCACCACCATTGTCTCTTGATTGACGATACGTAATTTGGCCTGGAAATCCAGTTTCAGATAGGCGTCTTGCCCAGGCGTTTTGATCTTCAACAAATCCAGGAAATGCTGTGACGTTTGTCTTAAACCATTGATTCCAAGGCTCTGGTTCAGGTGGCGGAGGAGGTACAGGGGATGGGGTAGCCATTTCCTGTATAAGCCCCCTAACTAAATCTATATTTGCATTGGAGTCGTATGCAGTACCCCCTGACAAGTCCGTCAGGGGTGGCGCAGCAGGAGGAGCCACAGGAGAGGGAACAGAAACCCCACCGAACTGCCTTCGGAAGAAATCTAAGAGCGCCGTATTTTGTGGGGTCAGCGTCGTCATGTCAGATCTCAGTATTAACCTATCACTGCGTCAAATCGTAGAAGGTCAAAGACCCGATGGCCGCACCGGAGGAGCCCGACAGCACCCGGATGCCCAGCGTATAGATATCACTCGTCCCCGTCAAGGAGGAACCTAACTGAAGGTCCCAGTTGTACGCCGCAGGTTGGTTGATCGTACCGCTAGACTGGTTAGTGGCTTTCACGTACTGAATATCTACGATGGTGCCTACCGTCATGGCCGTGGCAGAGGTGTCCTGCTCCACGTTGGCATCGCTTGCAACCGCAGCCCAAGAGGCCCCAGTCAGCCCCGTGCTGTTCTTTGCCAGAATGACTTCAAAGTCATCCCCCGTCGAGGTCGGCATCACGTTAAATTTTGCAGGCAGCACCACTGCGTTTAGCGCCGTGGAAGCCAGCCGGATGGACACCAACGGTACAAAGGTCGTGCTGATGGCAGTCCGCGTTGCTGTTCTGCGGGCCACATGCTCAATGGAGGTCTGCTCGTAACCACCCATGTTTTGCACAGATGAGCAAATTTGCTTCATGGATGAAGCGCTGGCCGTCGCTGCGGTGTTTGTGATTTCGTACCGCACCGGCAAAATTGCCGTCTGCATGTAAACAGACGTCTGCGTGTTGTCGTTGTGGAAAATGTGGCAGATCTGCACTTGACCGTCCACATAGAACCCGCAACGCACATCGCCCGTACCTAGCCACTCGAAATCCATGTACAGGATCTGGTTCTTGGTTAGGTCCAGTACGCGCCCGCTTGGGCCAGTCCCGTCCATTGGATCTACGTTCCAGTCGGCTTGGTCTACTGTGCGAACATCGCTAGGCGTACCGGGCGTAGGCAAAGAGTTTGATCGCAGAACGAAGGATACAGTCGTGTCGTTTTGCTGAAGAAACACCCCGTTGCTTGTGCTGAAGTACCCCACTCGCTGTCGCAGGTTTGTCTTTGGCGCACCCATCACAAAGGTCGCAAAGAATGTCAGACCCTTACCGGGCTGGTACGGCATGCTGCGGAACGACTGCCGAACAACTTCAGAACCACTGGAAGTGGTGACATCCATCCGCACCGATGATTCGTTGGGCAGGTACGTGGTTGATCCTCCAGTGGCCGTGCTCGTGTCAAATTGAGCATCCGCAGCGTACCGACTTTGGCTGTCAAACAGCGTGTACGGCTGCGCGGTAACCAGTCGCCCAAAAGCATCAAGAGCGTTGATTGGAAATGAAATTGGGACCGGCGTTGTTGTATTCGCCACGATCTGCTCCAGCAGGTTGTCTAGTTGGTTAAAGTACAGGCGAAGGATGTTGACGAGGTTATCCAAGTACCCCTTGTCGTAGTCCTGCGTAGGCTTGGGCAGCGGCGGCGCTCGAAAGCGCTTGATGATGGTTGACCAGATAGTCACGATTTACGTCCGTCTGGCTTGAGATCGATTCTAGGCGCACCCAACTGCCACTGCACGCCGATCTGATCAGACGCCGCTTTGATAGACATCTGCCTACCGCGAACACGGATGTTGACTTGGCCCGTGTACTGATCCACCGGAATTGTCGTGCTCCTGATGACAGGGTAAGAATTCTCACCCGCCACTGACATATCTGAAGTCACAGACGCAACCGGCGTGATACCTCGGGTATACCCTGAGCCTGAGTTCTGCAAAGGCAGAAGTGTCAAGTTCATCGTGGGACTGGTTGCGGTAGACCCCGTAAAATTTACGTCAGGGATAACCCGCCACACAAACCCAAAGTTGTGCCCGTCATCAATGTCAAATTCTGACGAAATGATGTACGCCTCGATGGGAAGCGTTGTGGTTGTTGCGTTGTCATCCACCCCAGTTTCGTGGTTGAGCAAGCGCCGGTTGTAATCAACAGCCATTGGCACATCGCTGGCAACGCTGGTGTCAATCCAGGCTGTACGGCCCATCATGCCGTAGTACCAGACCTTCTCAACGTAGTTGTAAATCACATAACGGTCCACAACCGTAGAACTTGCAGAGCAGTAGAACCACCAAATTTCGTTGAACTGCTCGTTGGTAGAACTAAAGACTTGCTCAGTTTGGTTGGTGTTGAAGTCACTGAAAACGTACTGCCGCAGATCGCAGACAAGCGTTTCCACCCGCCCGTCATAGCGGTAAAACTTGCCGTTGCCCATCCAATAGGTAACACCAGAAGCAGTGGCCCAGGCTCGGTCACTCACGATTGAAGTGTTGTCAGACAGAAGCTGAGAGCCCCACACCACCGGGGGGCCGAGGTACTGAAGCGAGTACAGGGCGGTGTCAGACCACACCAAGAACTCTTGCCGCACCTGAGCGGCAGCTTCAATTCTTGAGCCGTGAGAAAGCCGCAGACTGCCCGCTTGGTTGGTTATCGCAGGAGTCCAGTTGACAGCACTTTCTTGGTCCGACCAGCGGATGAGCATGGTGTCTTGAGTAGACGAACCATAGTCGTTACACCCAAACGCCAGCACGAAACGGGAAGTGTCAGACACAAGAACAAGATGCTGCACTGTAGGAACGTCAGACGCACCAGACAGGGAAGACAGCGCAACGCCTCGGGTGGTCAAACCAGCGGTCTGATCCCAATAGTACAGAGGCCCGTCTTTTGGGCCGTAGATCAGGTCTTCACCAAAATTGTCGTGGTTCCAAATGCGGATGCTTGTGGTACTTGTGGCCCCAACTCCCCATCCACCGCCGCTCCAAGGCCCTGCGCCCCACCCGGAAATGCCCGTTTGGATCTCATCACCGACGTTGATCTGATATGCCGCAGTTACCGTGCCGCCACCGGGGCCAGCAGTGGATGAAGCATTGGAACTTGCTGTAATGGTGTAGGCGTCTACGGTAGTAACCGTAATCTGGTACTCGCCGTTCAGAGTCAAGCCACCCACTGCGGTAGCGCCGGAGAACGTCACAAAGTCGCCAGTAACACCACCATGTGCGACATCGGACACTGCTACCGTTGGTGATCCGTTAGTTGTAGAAAAAGGGTTTGTCAGCGTTACGGTATCCCTGATGGGCGTTACATCGTTGTACAAACCACCACCGGCCAAGGCGATGTAGTACTTAAGATTTGTGCCTAGACCGACATACTTTTGACCCGCCAGTGCTGCCCATGTCCACAGTGAACGGCAGATACCAAGAAACTGACTGTTTGTAACCTGCTGCCAACCGCCAATTTTTTCAGGCTGACCTGAACGGAAGCGGATCTTGTCGCAAGAATACCAGCCGCCTTCCGTTGAATAACGTGTTCCTTCGCGGTTCAGCCCCGACTTGAGTTGCAATTTTCTGAGCATGTCAGTTTCCTACCGCCAGCACACGGTCGTACCGCGCTTTGCGATCCTCAAGACCGATGAGCCCGCCGTTGATTCGCTTGGTCAGTTTCTCAAACTCACCGGCATCTGCCAAGGGTCCGCAGTCGTTTACCCGCCAAAACCACCCGGCAGAGCGCGAAGCGCCCACAGGGCGAAGCAGCAATTCAGGGCTCTCAACCAGCTTAAATCCCAGCGCGTTTCCACAGCGAGTGTAGTTGTCCCGGCCCGTGAGTTGCTTCAATCCCCTGCCGATAAATTTCCACCCGTCGCCGCTCTGCACAGGCCCATTACCCATGCGGCTTGAGTACACCTGATTGGCAATCAGTTCTGGCTTGCGGGCGAAAGCGTCAGCAACAGTTTTGGTAGGGAACCGCTTGGGCCACACACGCATCAAGGCTTCGGCGCTGTAGTTCAGGTTCTCTGTTAGGCGGGTGTACCCGGCGCTTTCATGTGCCGTCTGGGCGATAAAGGCAGCGATCTGCTTGGGCGTATTGATCTGGAACTCAGCGCAGGCTGACTGGATGGCAGCAAGCCACGCGCCGGGGTCTTTTACCCCTGCGGCAGACAAGTGCTGCTCCGTGATCACTTTTGCTGTTCCTTGAGAAGATCACTCTTGTCCTTACTACCCTGACTGGAACCGAAGTAGTAGGACAAAATTTGCGTCACTGCAGCAGACAGAACGCCCATGACGTAGATCAGAATGTCCTTGGCCTCGGGCTTGACTTCAATGAAAAGCAAAACACCGAACAAAGCAAAAGCCAACGTCACCACGCCAAGCGCCAACACGGGGGTGACAATTTTGTTGATCAGCGGAGCCTTGTCGTTTGTGGAGATCTGCACCTCTCTGTCTCTGGCACTGGCGCGATCTTTTGCGTCAATTTCTGCCATGAACTCAGCGTGCTGCATGGCCCGCTCCCGAAGATCCTTGATATCCTCGGGCTTCATCTCGTCTTCAGGCTTGAGCGTCACGCCGAGCTTTTGCTCAACGTAGTCCACACCCTTTTCCAGAACGGCGTCAGCGATCTTGGGCAGGCCGTTGGAGATCAGCCCTGAGACGATGGATGCAACGATGGGGAGCATTTTATTGATCTCCTGCGATAAGCGTTTTTGGTGCCCTTGTCTGAAGCGTTGCCATCAAAACATGCTGAGAAGCGGCATTTGCTTTGACCATTTCATTCCGAAACGATTCCACCGCTGCGCCTGTCTGTCGCTGCTGCTGACTATTCTCAATCAACAAAAGCGGCATCCAAGCAACCGCGCACCCGTACTCATCAACTTCTTGCCCAGTATTAGGGTTGTGTCCGCGAATCTTCATAAACCATGCGCAGTCAAGTTGACGACACGGATTGAAATTGTCAAGCGGGCAGTTGGCTTTGGGCTCCAGCTTCATTGTCAGTTCTTTGTAGCAATAATGACATCAACATACTGCACGGCAAGATTGATAGCTGTGCCGGTGAATGAGTGAGTGTGTGTGTCCCCAGAGCCAGTGTTATTTACTGTAATACCAGTTGTAGCCGAGTCTGTTGTTGACGACTCGTAGTTGTAGTAAATGTTTGGG